GCTTCACCGCAAGTCAAACCTGGGTGCTGCACGGTGATCCTGCGACCGGGTCTCTGCGCCGCATCTCTGATCAGGTGGGAATCATCGGAGCCAGCGCCTGGTGCGTAGCTCACGATACGGTGTACTTTCTGTCGTCGCACGGACTTTACTCAGTCGGGGCGGACGGTAGCGGACTGGCTCCTCTGTCCGAGGATAGGATTCCCGAGCACTTGACGGGAGTGAGCGATTCCGCGTGCGTCCTGACTTACCAGCATTCCGACCGTGGCGTTTACATCAGTCGATCATCGGGCGTGTCGTGGTTCTACGATGTCGCCAGAGGCGAGTTCTGGCCTTATGACACATCGACCACGGACAGCCACGTTCTCATTGGTCCGTTGAGGATCGGCGTCGTAAATCAGAGCGGATTGCTCCAGACAATCCATGGCGTCATCGCGGCAAACAGTGGAACTGTGACGTGGCGCATCGTAGGGGCGAAGACTGCGGAGGAGGCGTGCGACAACGGAAAGGCCGCAATCACGGCCGCCTTGGCATCAACGGACTTCGATGACTATGTCCTGGCCGATGGCACTTGGGAAGAGGGTCGGTCCTACACGTCGTATCCGAGAGTCAGGATGCCGTGGATTGTGTTGTGGTTGAGCAGTACTGAACAATGGGCATACGAAAGCGTCATCCTCGAAATTGTTCCTCAGTTCGGGAGAATTCGCTACTAGAGCGGAGAACCCATCATGGCGATTCCGGTCGTACCGTTTGAAGATCCAGATCAGAGTCAGATCACTCTGCCTCACATGACCTCGCCGTACATTCCTGACTGGTGGACAAGTCAGACTATTACCCAGGTTCCACCAGATGCGTATGGATGGCTTGTTGCTCAAGGCTGGACACAAGTTGGATCCCCAAACTACGACGCCACTACCCGTCCGCCGACTCCGTACTACACCATGACGAGGAACTCGCTGCAGAATTGGATGATTCTGCAGACGCTGCTTAATGAGTACACAACCGCGTATAACAACGCCCGTGATGCAAACACCATCCGGTACAATGAGGTTATCGCTGACTGGACGGAGATGCTCACCACCAGTCAACTCCAGTTCGATGAGCAGATCGACGAGCAGAACAACCATGTCACGTTGTACCTGGGGAACCTCGCGACGTACATGGACGAAGTGGATAGCCTGATCGATGCGAATCAGAGTCAGATCGTGGCGGATGCCGCCACCGCAACGACCGCGCTTGGAGAACTGAATACCAAGCTCGACGAACTTGAGACGAACGTCACGGCCAGCACGGCGACAATTGAAGGACTACTTACCGCTCAGGACGGATACCTAGCCACATTCCTGGCGGACTTCGCCTCGAAACTGGCGGAACTAGACACCAACTACACGGCGCATTTGGCGCTGATCGAGACGGAACTTACGTCCGCCGATACGGACATGACGACTTTCGCGGGTACGCAGACGACGCAACTAGGGGCCCTGGAAGCTGCGTACACCACATTCGCGAGCGACCTGGATGATCTGCTAAGTATAGCCGCATCGAACTTGTCCACGATGGCTAGTGATGTCGATACGATCCTGACGAACATCGACGCGGACTATACGAGTGTGGATTCTGAAGTCACGGCCCTGCTCACGTCGGGGACGACAGCGCTCAACACCTACGCTTCTGACTACCAGACCACGTTGAATCTGCTCACCAGCGATTACACGACGATTGCCGGTGAACTGAATGACGTTCGCTCGCTCTCGACGAACGCTCTCAACGACCACATCACGGACTATGAACTCGCTATTGACCAACTGGAGCCTGACTACGACTCGCATACATCGACGGCGACTGGGTTTCTGACTGATCTCGGTGCCACGGAATTGGCGAGAATCAACGAGCAGTTCGCGGCGTCGTTGGCGGTGCAACTTCAGCAATTGACGGATCGCGGGTTATATTCGTCCGCGATCGCCACGGATATCACCGAGCGGAACACTCGGGACCGGGACGAGCAGATCCAACTCCTGAATGATCGGCTCAATCGGGAGAAGTTCGACAACCAGCACCGACTATTCGATCAGCAGGTTGGGATGCGCAGCCGTGTCATGGACGCCAAAAGCCGCATTCACGGAACTGAGCAAGAGGTCCGCGCGAACCATGTCGGTCAGATCACGAGTCGGTTTGGCCTTCAGCAGAGTGCCCGCGACCGAACCCTGGCCGGCACGGATCGCCTGCACGGAGTCAAGCAGCAGATCTACCAATATCAGGCTTCCCAGATCACAGGTCTCTACCAACTTCTCCAGAGCGTGCGGGATCGGACGCTGGGGGCCAAGCAACTGGTCTATGGTCTGCGGGACGCCAACACGCGGCTGAACATCGACACGGAATCCCGCCTCTACGAGGCGGGCCAGGCGATCAAGCGACTTTTGATCGATGAGGCGGCGCGTCTGCAGAATCTCAAGCAGGCGATTACACAATGGCAGACCAGCCAGCGGGACACGTTGCTCTCGCAGATTCAAGCCATCGAGGCCCAGCACCTTGCGGGGATCGAGAAGCAGCACGCAGCCCAGCAAGACATCTCCCGCGTGGAGATGACCCAGCGGGACCAGTTCCTTGTTCAGCTTCAGGATGCCGTCAAGGGCATCATCGCAGGCAAGGATCGGTACGCCTCCCTGACGATGCAGACCGCATCGACACTGGCCGAGCACAAGCACCGGGCGATCGTGGAGAAAATGAACGAGTTCAACGCGAGGCTGGCGGGGATGATCGGGCAGCACGAGGCCAATATGAAACTCATGGCGTACCAACTCGATGAGCGGAACAAGCTCTTGATCGGGCTGTACGGCTTCGTAGAACGACGTGAGGATGTCGGGCCTCGGTTCGAGGAACTATCACGGCTCTGTACAAGCCTCGGAGACGCGGGCGGTGGCTGGTTGACACCATGATAGGCGACGCAGAATACTGGCTAGTGCGAGTCCGAAGGTGCAAAAATCTGATCGTCCGACCAGCCACGTTCGATTCGTAAACGGAGCGTTTGATGGGTAATTCCCAATTTTCTAGCCCATGCTCGAAGGCACATGGTTACACCTTTATAGGTCAGCAGTCGCACCTTGCGGGTGTTTTGACTCTGCTCCATTTTCGTTGCCCATTTGCAGTTGCCCGGTTCGTAGTTTCCGTCGTTGCTGATACGCTCAACCGATGCCTCGGGAAATGGCTTCGGTCCCATGTCCGCCAGGAAGTTGACGAAGGACTTCCTCCATCGGTCACAGACCACAATATGTCTCTCCCCGTACAGGTGGTACTGGTCGTTGTTCGGGTTGTAGCAGCGTCGCTTCATCTCTTTCCACGACGTGTACTCGGGCGTTTTATGTCCCCCACCGGCGCTACTTCGCAAGCATCCGCACGACTTGGTGCTTCCCTTGCGAAGCTCCCCCCGAGCCACGATTGTCGTGGTTCCACACTCGCAGTCGCAGAGCCACAGGGAATCACCGGACTTTGTTGTCCCGACGAATTTGCGGACGGTCAGTCGGTGGTAGACGTTGCCCGTCTCGTCAATCCGAGACGTGCTCGCCGGGCAGTTGTTTCGGCATCGCGTGCTTCTGCCTGTTGTGAGACTGCGTGCGGAGACGGGTCGCACGTCCCCGCAGTCACACCTGACGTTCCAATAGGGCGTACTGCTCCGCATTTCACAGAAGTCGATAACGATCTGGAATCCGAACCGCATTCCAGAAAGGTCTTTGACGCGGGGAGGGCACTTCTTAGAATCAGCCGTAGCCATCTGACGCTTCTTTTCAGCGTTATGGTGGTTAGAGCCGGTCGGGAGCTACACACTTCCGAACGGCTTGTTTCATTATTGCAAACCTCGGGTAACTCACAAGAGGAATTACAAAAATGTTCGACAAAACGCCAACCACCTGGCTTGAGAACTGGTCTGAAGACGGAACTGACATTACGGTCCCGATCGCGACGTTCCCAGAATTGACGGCTGCCGAAGCCGACGCGGTGACTGGCGATATCCGCAACATCGTCTTTGCGATCGTCGAGAAACTCTGGCAAGCCTACAATGCCACGCCCGAAGCCGACCGTCCGAACAAGTGGTCGATGTCGAAGATGGCGTCGGTGGACAGCGAGCGGAACACAATTTCCAGTCGCTACGTGTTCAAACTGGAGACGGCGATAGGAACCCAAGAGGTTACCGACGAGACTTCCAGTTCTGCCTCGGCAACATCTACAACGACTGCCTCGGCCACGTCCACATCGACAGGGACAAGCACCTCGACGCCGACAAGCACGATCACCGCAACGTCGTCTGGTACATCCACATCGACATCCACGAGCACAAGCAGCACAACGTGGTCAATTTCAGGGTCCGACACGGCATCTCATACTCAAAGCGCCTCGGCCTCGGCAACTGCTACGGGTACTTCGACCGGAACGAGTACCAATACGGGTACTTCGACCGGAACTGCCACGTCTACCCCGACCGGAACGAGCACTTCCACGACGAGCGGAAGCGCCACGGCTACGGCAACTGCTACGGCGTAAAGTGAGGTCGGAATCGTGCTTCGACAACGCAAACAGCCGACGCCGCATTTCAAACTGCCTGCACCATTCCAACCCATCACGGGCGAGCGGGCGAAGCTCATGGTGCCGGGTTTCTACCCGTACTGCGCAATGATGCAGGTCGCGGCGGAGGACACGCACGCCAACTACGTCCTCTGCCGCGGGTTTGACATTCGCATTGCGAAATTCATCGACTACGATGCGGCGGACTTAGTGAACAGTCCTGGAATCCCGGTCGCCAAGCCGTACAGCAATCGCAGGGTCGGCGCCTACGAGATCGCCCAGATCTTCCCGGCGCTACTGCCGTTGCAAACCGGAAATCCAAGCCCTGCGGATGTACTCTGGCGTGTTGGGCAGAATCCTGGGGTAGCAGCAACTACCGCTGGACATCCTGCGGATCTCAGCGAGGAAGTCGAGATTCTCTACACGGATGATGATCCAGCGATTGCCATCAACTGGATGATGATCGATTCGTCAGGCACCAGTACCGCACTCGTC